TTGACCATATTCGTATAATGCAACACCAACAGCCGTTAAAGTTGCGGCAACTAAAAATATAGGATTTGTAAGTAGTGACTTTCCAAGATTTAAAAACGCAGTTCCAAGTCCTTCAATTCCTTTTGTGATGTCATCCATTTTGATGTCACCAACTGCGGAAGCCATACCATTTAAACCTTGGATTGCACCGCCAAAGTCAAGCGACATTAACGAACCGCCAATCATCCCAAAGGAGTTGTTTAAGCGTTCCAACGGATCACCTGCTAACGTATTTACTCCACGACCTAAATCATCAACTTGGTCTTTCAGTTGTCCTAACTCTCTTTGAACTTTATTAAATTCAGCCGTTCCCTCTGGCAACCTCGCCAACTCTTCGCGAAGCCTACGCATTTGAGTGCGCATTGATTCAACGCGTTCACTGCCTTGAATATCAACTTCTATAACCGTCTTTTGTGTAGCCATTAAAATATCAATTTAATTAGGTAAATGGTGCCTACAATTAAAGACGCAGAAACTATAAAATTTATGGTTAAAGTAGTCATTTTTGACAATTTATTTTCATTGCTTGGTAGGTCTTTTCCCATTCCTTGCGTTAACATATAACGCACGTTTATAAAGGTGTCTTTTGGATTATGCATATGTGTATTGTGTATAGTTAAACTGCGCTGAAATGTTGATTGTGTTGTATGGATAAGCCGTTGCATCGTCTAATACAACCGTAATTGCAAAGGTACTACCAACTATATCCAAGTCGATGATGAATTTGCCATCTATGTCAATAGCAGTTTCATCTATGGTAGTCACGTTTTTAAGGCTCAATACACCACCGCTTTGGACTATGTGAAGATTGTATTCACCGCTTACTGATGCATCAATTACAGCCCCTACTTGTCCAACCATTAACCGCAATTTACCAAGCCAAACGGAATTATCTGGCATATTTATGTAAGTTGTGCCATATGCCAACAAAGTTATTGCAGTTGTGTTGTTAGTAAAGTCACCTTTGCCCCACATCGGTATTAAGCCATTCTGCATTTCACCTTGGTAAGTGCCACCACTTCCAATCGTTGCTCCACCATTTACAAC